AAAAGACTTATTCCTTCTTCCAAATATTCTTTCGCGTCAGATTCCGATAACCCTTGAGGAGTGCTTAATTGGTCATATAAAGTATAAGCCTTCGAAATAGACTTATCATTCAAAACATTATGTCTGAACTCTCTCAAATATTTCTTAAATTCTTTTTCGTTTTGATACGATTCAAGAAGATTTTTTTCAATTATGGATTTAATTCTACCGAAGGTCATTTGATTATTTTCTAATAAATATTAGGAGTTTAGTAACTTATCCAATTCTTTTGAAATTTCTCCTAAAGATTCTTGTCCATGACCTAAATCTATGAATGTTGAACCATCAATTAAGTTACTTTCAATTAACATGTTTAAGCTATTTAATTTACCTTCAGGTACTGTTTCTTCTACTCCTGTTGGCGGTGCTCCTCCTGCTGGTGGTTCTTCTACTCCTAGTGGAGGTGGAGGTGTTCCTCCAAATTCTTCTCCACCTGATGGAGGTGCCCCTAATTCTTCAGTTCCACCAGGTGTTGTTGCCGCTCCAGCTGTTGGAGTTGCTCCTGATGGACTACCATATAGTTTGTCAATATTATCAAATATACCTGTCTTAGTAATAACAGTTGGAGTTGCTTTAAGTTCTTCACCAACGGCTCTTTCAATTCTTTGTTGTTGTAGGTCAAGTCTAATTTCTTCATCTGACCAACCAAAAATATGTTTTTTAGCCCATGTTGATGAAGTAGCTTGAATACCATTTCCTGGGTCAGAAACCAAATCTTTGTATAATAAAATCTTTTCTTTCCATATATCTACTTTTAGTAAATCTGCTTGTGTAGATGGGTTAGTTAAACCTAATGTGAAGTTTTGTAATTCATCTTCAAATCCTAATAAGAATAAATGCACAATTGCAATCTTATTTAGTTCTTGAATCATACTTTTTTGAATTCTATTAATTGTACGTGCGAATCTAATATCTTGTAAAGCAAGATTTTTTCCATCACCAACAACTTCTTCAAATCCTAAGAAAGCCTTAGGTACACGAAGAGCGGTTAATAGTTTCTTTTGAATATATTCAATATCGGCAATCTCTGATAAGTTTGTTGCCCCTGGTAATGTATCAATTGGACTTGGCGCAGCTGGGTCTCTAACAGGTACAAAATAATCTTGGTCAACAGCCATTTGGTTAAACCTCATGTCTACGTTACCAGTTTTACTATCTACAATTTGTTCTCTTTTAAATTTGTTGGCAACACGTTGTACATATGCTTCAACATCATCATCATTCATGTTTCCAACAAACACTTTAAAAATTCTCCTTTCAGGAGCTCTTGAAGTTCTATAGATTAACATTGCATCTTCACACAATAAAAGTTGTTTCCAAGTTCTTCTTGCTTTTTCCAACATAGAAGTACCATAAGGAAGTTTTCTATCGTCACCTAATAATCTAAAGTGAGCAATTTCCCATGATTGGAATTCCATACTTTTATTCTTCCAAGTAAAATGTAGAGCTTTTTTGTCTTTATCTAATTCCTTTGTAATATCAACGGAAATTTTTTGGCTAACACCAATTTCATGCCTTTCAATTTCGATTGTAGGTAATTGTTGTACACCAACAACTCCTTTCTCAGGGTCTAATTTCAAATACACAAAGTTATCACCGTACTTACAAGTGTTTCTTGTCCACATTGGTAAGTTAGTGTTAATATCTAAATTATTGTTAAATAAATCTGCCAACACTCCTTTAATTCTTTTTGATTCAGAATAAATCTGAAGAATAAATCCATCTTCATTTGTTGTTGTAGATTCTTCAGCATAGATATCAAGGGCTGCTGAAATTTCAGGAGTATATTCCATTGATTCATAATCATACTGAGAGGATAATCTTGTTGGTTCATAATAAATTGCTTGAGAATATAAATTATTCTCAACCTTAGCCCATTGGTTCGCCAAAAAATAAGTTTGTTGAGCCTGAAGTTTTTCAGTTTCATATTCTTGCTTATTTGTTGTACGCAACAATTCTTTCTTATCAAACTTGAAAGTTGGATAATCTTGATTTAATAATGAATTTGGTCCAAATGTTTTTGACAGTCGTTGCCAAACTGTATTTTGTTCTGCCATATTACAATTTTACTTATTACCTTGATAATATAAATAGTTATTTGACACCAAATAACCATCCATATTTTTGATAATCGGATTTGGTAGCACTTTGGTTGTTATAAGGATTTTGTCTTCCCATTTGAGAAATCATTGGATTAAAATAATCTGAAGTGTTTTTATTCTCGTTAACAACAGATGTCCAAGAATTTAACATTGCCTTTGTATGATTTACTACTTTTTGTAAAGATTGAAATGATTTTTCCGCAACATAAATTGCCATAGAAATTCCCATAATGCAGTCATCATGATGACCCTTTTGATGGTCTGGTCTACCATTTACGTAAATAAATGTGTTCATTTCGTTGTATAATCTATGAGAATATATTTTAAAATCGTGTCTACATGCTTCTTCCAACGATGCAATTATCTGAACTCTTTTATTGTTAAAATTAATACCAGGTATTTTTTCATTCATTTTTGGGTCCCATTTCCACTTATTATTTGGGTCAATATTATCAACGTACATTCCTCCTTGATACCCCATTTCTTGCATTTTTCTTGCTGTAGCAACTCCCATTCCACCTGTTAAATCCACAACACAATATGCGGTATACATACTTCCCCACTTATAAGCAATCTCTGCGGTAATATCAGGTGGAACCTTTCCAACATATTCAAGTACTTGTTCTCTAGTATCAAAATCAATTATTTGAATACTGCTAAAATCTTCAGAATCACCTCTTGATACGTCTACGCCCATAACATATTTATGATTATTTTCTGGTTCTTTAAAAATCCAAAGTGAACCACCCATCATTTTAGCTAAAGGTTCTCTCAATTGATTTTTGGAAATATTCTGCATTAATTCAGAGTCAAAAACGTTATCACCTGAACCTAAGAAGTTACATTCCAACTCCTGAGCCACTTTTCTCCTATCGAACTTTAATTTTTTAATCATTCCTTCAAGCCAAGATGAGCATGGTTTATATCCCTGATTTATATAATCAGTTGTCATGTCATGGTCTCGTTCATATGGATTATCAATCGACAAGTCCACAACAACATCTTTGGCATAATCTTCTCTATTCAACAGAAAATGAACTAAATCATTTGTTTTAACCATATACAAATCTTTTGTATATCTTGGGTCACGATGCCAGAACATTTCAGAAATTTTGAAATCATTCATATTTCTTAGTGCTTGGTCATAAATTTCATAATAAATTGCATCGTATCCGTTTGGTGTAGAAACAACAATAACCTTACCACCTGTAGATAGTGAGGCCATACAAGCTGACCAAAAATCTCCGTCAGCCTCAATGAACGCTGCCTCATCGAAAATAAGAATAGTAGGAGTATAACCTCTTAACGCATCTTTTGATGTAGCAACCGCCTTAACTTCACAGTCATTAGTAAGTTTGAAGTGTCTTTGTGCGTTTTTATCGGGTGAAAATCCAACACCAACCCAAGCTGGCCATTGTTCTGTAAAATTTCTAATTTTGTTAGCCATCTCAACTGATGTATCTAACTTGTTGGCAATAATTAGAACTTTTTCTGGCTTTTGTTTTTTAGCAAATACAAGTTTTTTTGAAGCCCATGCAGCTGTCACTGTTGATACACCTGCCTGACGATACTTTAATGCGATATTTTCATTATATACGTCGTAGTCTTCAATAAGTTTTATTTGGTCAGGAAATAAATCTAAAGGAACATACTTGGATACAGTATTATCGTATGTCTGTAAATAAGTACGAAGTGCATAAGGAGTATTCCTCATACACTTTGTTGCTTCTATAATTAATTGTTCTTTAGTCACAAATTATTATTTGGGTCTTGATATACCCAAACTACCTAAGAAATCATCAAGACCTTCATCATCATCTTCATCGTTAGAATCAATGTCTTCTTCGTCTTTATAATCCTCAAATTCTTGTTTCATTTGTTTGGCTTCTTTCATTATTTCTTCAAATCTTGAGGTTGCCTTTTTGATTTTGGATTTATCTTCGGAGATAGCATTTCCAATTATATCTAAGAATTCTTCTGCAGGTATTTGGTATAACAAAATTTGAAACCAGTTTATTAGGCCCTTGTTTGATTCATCAAACATTTCATCAGGCATCGCGTTTCTAAATTTCTCTACAATTTCGGGTCCTATTCTTAATTGCATTGGTTCATTGGATAATACATCTACCGCCCCCCTCACTTTATCTCTAATACTTTTATTTTGTGAGTGTCCGTGTCTTCCTTTAGCTTCTTCCAATCCTTTAATAATTTCGTGGCATAAAATGGGAAATATCAATCCAACCGCTATTATTTTTGTATCAGGTTTTTCTTCTGCACCTTTCTCTCCACCTTCTTCCCCTTCTTCTTCATCTGCATCTTCTAATTTTACTTTACCCGCAACACCTTGACCTGTTTGACTCATCATTTCAATCATTTGTTCCATTGTAAAATACATGAAATCGTTGATTGCCATAATTCCCAAATAATCTCTATAAAGAGATGGGTCTATTTCATCTAATCTTGCTTTAACATCAGGTTTTTGGAAAAGGTAATGTCCTCTTTTCGCAGCGCCCTGAATAATAGCATTTATTATGTTTCTTTTATGTTTTTCTAATTCCAATTCTTCTTCATCAGTTAAATCTTCAACATCAAATGATGGAATTTCTAACTCATCTTTTTCTTCTTCATCATCTTCTTCATCATCTTTTGGTTCTTCAGGAGCATATCTAAAATCTGAAACATCAGGCTGTTCACCTAAATGAGGTTCAATTTGATACCAATCTTCAGGGACCTCTTGTTCTTCTAAAGAAGCTTCAACTGCCAATTGTTCAAGTTCATCTTTATGAGCAGATTCAATTGACTTAATGTTTCTAAGCCTACCCATCATCTCATTATAAATCATTCCTTGGACTTGTTGAGAACCGATATTTCTATTACCAACAACCTCTTTTAATTTATCGGCAACTTTACCAAATCTTTGGCTTACTAATCTTTGTACGTCAGCAGGTCCCTTTTTCATTGCAGGATTTTGTGCGTATAAACTGTCAGGACTAGCCAATTTTCTTTCCAAATTTGGGTCCATTCTTTCGGGTCTATTACCGTAATCTATCTGTTCTTTCAATTTTTTTCCCATTTTCTTATTTTTGTAAAAGTTGCATAATAACATCTATGACCTGTTCTTTAGCTTTCTCGGCTGAAATTTTCTTCGCCTTGGGAGATTCTTTTTCCCCAGGATTTGGATTTTTTCCTGGATGTGCAGGTCTTTGAGGTTTTGTTGTAGGTTTTCCTGGTTTTGTTGTCGGAGATGTTTTTGGTTTCGATGGTGCCGTTGCTGGTCCCTGTTCGCTCAAGTATTTCACCAAATCACCTTTTGTAATTCGTGGAGGAATATTTTTTTCAACTATTTTCATAATTTCGTTTTCTAAAAACAAAGATACGGGATTTTTTCCTTCTCCCAATTGTTTTTTTATTTCTCTCACACATCTTTCCCACTTTCTTGATTTTTTAGGTCCCACTTGAGAATGACATATAGACGATGCAGTTGATTTTCCTTCAAACATACCCATACCATCAGTTTCATCACCAAATCCATCATCAGATGAAGGACCTACTTGTTTTGGGTCTTGAGTTTCAGTTTCTTTGTTTGGGTCTACGGTTACTTCTTCCTCTTCTTCAAGTTCTTTTTCATAAACTTGAAATGGTTTTTTTTCACCTTTTAATTTAGTAATCATTTCTGTATCCGTTTTAGAAACATTAATTTGTTCTACAAATAATTTTTTATATAAAAAGTCAACCTGTGATTCATCTAATTTTGAAACCGTACTGGCTGATAAACCTTTATCTATTAATCTTAGTGCTTTTTTATTAATTTTCATAAACTACTTGCTTTTCAAATTCTAAAACCAAATCTTTTTCATAGAGTTTGTCTTTTATTTCTTGTTCTGTTGTTCCGAATCTAAATACCAATCTTTTTTGGCCTTCATCTTCTTCTATTTCCCAAGCTAACGCAACAACATCATCAATTGCGTCTATCATACAAAAAAAATCGGAGTTCTGAATCAATTCTAACTTTACATCAGTATTCCTCAAAACTCCTACTTTTTTAATATATTTTAATTCACGGGGTACAGGGTAACCATTTGATGGTTTACTTTCCCATGATTCTCCCCAAACATCTTCAGTATCAGAGAATATAAACTCGTAAAGATTGTCTCCTTTATAATTAGGACCTAAACCATTTACGTAGA